ACTTGATCGCCAACGATCTCGTAAGTGTTCAGCCAATGAGCCTCCCATCAGGACTTATCTTCTTCTTGGACTTTACCAAGAACTCCGCTAGACTCGGAGATGAAGCAGGTGATTCCGTATTCGGTGGAGGGAAAGTCGGGCAGCAGATCACAGGTGGTGTTTCACTCTCTGGACCTGCAGGTAACTCTGAAGAGGGATTCTATTCCCTCAACAACGGTTACTCTTCGGCAACTGGTTCCGTCGCAGGTGCGGGCTTGGTTACATTCCATGCATCCATCGAAGCATTCCCAGGAGAGGAAGTCAGTGAAGCAGCAAAACTTTGCCGCTTTGACGCTGATATTACTTCTGGTTCTGCAGTTGTTATTGGCGAGATGTCTGTATCTGGTTTGACACAATTCAACAAATCTAACTTGGTTAGTGTTGATCTGGGTTATGGCGCTGTTGCAGGTAGTGGTTCAAACATCAATGCTAGTGGTGATCAGGTAAGAAGATTGACTCAATACAGTGGCTCTACACAAGCAAAAATTCTTGTTGTTCTTGCTGCTACTGGTTCCGAGACGGTTGCTCACTTAACAAAGCAGCTCACTGGCTCTGCTCACACAATCACGTTTACTGAAGCTGATGACTTTGGTGGAACTGGTGCTGCGTCTGCAGGTGAGTCGATTGGTTCGGTTATTGGTCAAACTACTTGGGGACTTGAGAATAACGAAGGTATCCCAGAGATTGACATCAAGGTTGAAAGTGTCTCCGTGACTGCAATCACGAAGAAACTCAAAGCAAAGTGGACCCCAGAACTTGGGCAAGACCTTAACGCTTATCACAACCTCGATGCTGAAGTTGAACTTACAAGCATTCTTTCCGAGCAAATTGCTCTTGAGATTGACCGTGAGATCATCGAAGACCTTGTTAAGCAAGCCACAGCCAAGACCTTGTACTGGTCACGTCGTCCGGGTAAATTCATGAATCGTGAAACCGGACTTCCAATTGGTAATGATCTTGCAAACGAATCGATGCTTGGTGCAGACTTCACTGGTACTGTTTCTGAATGGTACGAGACTTTGGTTGAAACCATCAACGATGTTTCTGCTCAAATTCACAGAAAGACACTTCGCGGCGGAGCAAACTTTGTTGTTTGTTCACCAGAAGTTGCCAACCTTCTTGAGTTCACTGCTGGATTCCGCGCAAATGTTACTGCGGACTCTGATCGTGGAACAATCGGTGCTGTCAATGTCGGAAGCTTAAGCAAGAAGTGGGATGTCTATGTTGACCCTTACTTCCCGCGTAATGTTGTCCTTGTTGGGCGTAAAGGTGGATCGTTCCTTGAGAGCGGCTATGTTTATGCTCCATACGTCCCGCTCCAAGTTACTCCTACCATTTTTGGTGTGGAAGACTTTGTGCCGCGTAAGGGTGTCATGACTCGTTATGCTAAAAAGATGGTTAGACCTGATATGTATGGTCTGGTTATCTGTACTGATCTTAACGGGTAACCGTAATAATCAATAGCACACAGGAGGGTCTCGCAGCAATGCGAGACCTTTTTTTTATTCATTTAAGCCTTATTATATGTTGAAAACTAATTATATGTAGATAATTTTACCGTATACTATAAGGGGAAAGAATGAATGAGCCTTCCTACACTAACACCATCAAGTAATACAAGCGTTTCAGTGCTGCCAGCGACAGGCACACATTCCAGTGTTAATTCGGCAGACAATCCCTTACCTTATGGGGTTTATATAACAAAAGCTTCAACAACTTCCGCCGCCCACACTTTCATTTCAGGGGCGGTCGATCAAGTATCATATGTATATAAAAAGTTAGGTGGAGATATAATAGATGTTGAAATATCTGAACACCAAGTATATACAGCTTACGAAGAATCCGTGTTGGAATACTCATATATTGTTAATGTGCATCAAGCAAAGAACTCTTTATCCGACATGCTTGGCAATGCCACTGGATCCTTTGACGAAGATGGTACTATATTAGAAGGTGAGGTATTAAGCGGGTCAAATGTCGAATTGACATTACCCAAGTTTAAATTTGAATATTCAAAACGAGCCAGTGACGGGATTACGGAAGAAGCCGGTTTCGGTGCTACAAGAACTGTATATTCAGCTTCTTTTGATAAAGTAGATCATAAGCAGGATTACGACCTACAAAACATAATATCGGGATCATCCCACTTGAGTTCGAGTTTTAATTTCTACCAGAAGGTAGGAAACAACAGGGTGACCATCCGGAGGGTATTCTATAGAACTCCCCAAGCTATGTGGAGATTTTATGGTTACTTTGGTGGTCTAAACACAGTCGGAAATCTTTCAAATTACGGTCAATATGCCGACGATTCAACTTTTGAGGTAATACCAGCTTGGCAAAACAAGGCACAAGCTATGGCTTTTGAAGATTCAATCTACACTAGGCTGTCTCACTTTTCATATGAGATTAAAGGAAATAATTTGAGAATGTTCCCAGCCCCCGTCACGAGTTCTCCCAAAAAATTCTGGGTGGAATTCACAGTAAAAGAAAACGCATGGGCAGAAGATGCAGACATGAGAAACGGTGCTAGGGGTGTTAACAATATGAACACGTTACCATTTGGCAATATCTCATATGATAAAATTAACTCTATAGGCAAGCAATGGATTAGGAGATTTGCACTAGCCGTATGCAAAGAGATGTTGGGACAAGTTCGTAGTAAATTTGCATCAGTACCAATCCCCGGCGACAGCGTTGTTCTCAACGGTCCAGCATTGGTTTCTGAAGGCAAAGAAGAACAAGCCTCCTTGAGGGATGAGCTAAAAACCACCCTAGACGAACTGACATACCAGAGATTAACAGAGAGGGATGCAGCCATAGCAACCTCAACTACCACAGTGCAACAATCAGTTCCTGTGCCTGTTTTTGTGGGGTAAAATAAATGGCAAGCGATGCAAACAAATGGACTCAACCTTCTAGCCCTCCTCCTCCGCTCTTTACGGGTAAAAAGGAGAGAGATTTAGTAAAGAAAATAAACGATGAGATTATTGAAAGAGTCATCGGTCAGACTGTTATATATTATCCGATAAGTCAAGAAAATACTAATTATCACTCTTTATATGGCGAGGCAATACAGAAAAATTTCCTATCACCGATAAGAGTATACGCTTTGGTAGAGTGGGAAGGGATAACCACCACAACAGGCAATCTTGGAATTGACAAGCGTTCCTCAATTAGTGTCTATTTTCATAAGCGCAGGTTAACAGAAGACCAAGATTTGTTTGTTAGGGAAGGAGACTTTCTTCTATATGGAAGTTTATTATACGAAATACTTACTTTGGATGAACCAAAACAGATATTTGGGCAAGTAGACCATAAAATGGAAATTTTAGCAAAATGTACTCGGGCAAGAAGAGGAATATTCGATGCAAGATGAATACAAACACACTGGTCTATCAAAAGAGGATAATTATAATGGTCTCAAAGAGATTAATTTCCCACCGTCTACTCTAGAGACAATAGATTACTCTGTGTACGACTATATGAATGAAACAATAAACTTTCATGTTACCACAAATAAAGGATTTGAGAAGGTTCCGATTATATGGGTGGCCTCTGAAAGAGCCTACCAGATCAAGAACAAAAAGGAACTTCGAGACAGCGAAGGAACTATAATACTCCCAGCAGTCACCATTGAACGCATTTCAGTTACAAAGGATTTAACTACGAGAGGTGCGTATTATGGAGATCAATTTCCCAATACAGACGAAAAGGGAGGAGGTTTGATCATAGCAAAAAGAATTCAACAAAAGAAAACAGCAGAGTTCAATAATGCCGATCAGAATAGAAGGTTCCCAACTGACGGAAGCAACAGTACTGGACCCAAGTTTATCCGAAGAAGGGATAAGAAAAAGGTGGTTTATGAAACCATTTCAATCCCTGCGATAGTATATGCAGATATCATGTACAAGATCACGCTACGAACGGAATATCAGCAGCAAATGAACGAATTAACACAGTTGTTCATCACAAAGCCGGGGACAATAAACTCATTAAATTTCAAGAAAGACACTCACCGCTATGAAGCATTTGTGCAGGGTGAATTCACACAGAATAACAACTTGTCATCGATGACAGACGACGAGAGAGTGTTTGAGACACAACTTAACATAAAGGTTTTAGGGTATTTAGTGGGAGAAGGAGCCAACGGAGATCAGCCAAAATTTTCCATTCGAGAGAACGCTGTAGAGATAGTAATTCCCCGAGAACGTGTCATTTTCGGAGAGCTACCTGAGTTTGGTGGGGATGGCATACCAAGAGGCAAGAATCCGTTAAGCCCAGACGGTTCCGGATATATTGAATAATTTTTGCGATTGACATTCCTTTGGACTATTTACTAGAGAAAAATCTTTTTATTCTTGTAAGATACTAGAGGAGAGTCACAACAATGTCAGCAAAGAAATTTAAATTCGTTTCACCGGGTGTTTTTATCAACGAGATTGATAACTCACAGACTAATAAAATCGCACCACGAGTCGGTCCTACCGTAATTGGTCGCTTCAGAAAAGGACCGGCATATCTCCCAACGAGAATAGAGTCTCTTTCGGAATTAGTTGAAATATTTGGAACTCCTATCGCAGGAGAAGAAGCTTCGGACGTATGGAGGGGTGGTCAACCAACTGCTCCTACTTATGCAGCATATGCAGCCGCCGCATGGCTTAAGAATGGCGCTCCAGTTAATATAATTCGAATTCTTGGTGATCAAGACTCAAACGCAGCAACTGATGCCGCCAAAGCTGGATGGAAATT